ATGATCTTCAGTTAAAATTCGGAATTCGTATCTTCTATCTTTACAATATTCACCTGCTGCCTTAAACTTTGCCTGATTGATCATGTAAGTTGCAACTTTATTCATCCAACTCTGTGTTCTTCGTTTGGGTTCAGGTGGTGGTTTGAGATGAGATTTAGGTTTGACTTCGATAATGACTCTTCGTGCTTGACCTCTATTGTCTACATATTTGATATAGAAGTCAGGAAAGTATCGATGGACTTTTTTATCTAAGGGAGATTTGTAAGGTATGATGATCTCTTCACTTCCCCATTCTATAATGTTTGGGTTGTTATCACAATAAACCATAAATCGTCTCTCCCACAAACTTCTGTACCAGATGTTTGTAGGGTCACCTTTGTATTTTTTATAGTTTTTGGGTTTGAACTTACCACTATATGATTTTTTAGGCATAAATAACAATAAACACTTTAAGGGTATTTATATGGGTCTCAGTAGTCTAATTAAAGAATTCAGAAAAGCCAAATCAGCTATAAACTCTTTCAAAGGTACTCTAGCAAAACTAAAAAGTATCAACTATGAAGGAATTATTAGCAGTGATCTTTTACAAGAACAGTACGACAACGCAAGAAAAAATCTACAAAATAGAAGTAAGAATCTAAAGAATCAGTTATCTGCTTCTGATCCTGCAAAAGCTTACGGAAAAAGAAAACCAAGTACTGAAGATAAACAACTAACTTATCCACTTTCTGAGCCTATCAACAACTCGATTGGTTTTATAATAGAAAACTTTGACACAAAGGGTATAGATGAAGATTTAGGTGAAGATCCTGATAAAACTCAAAGTTTACAAACAAGTACTGTAGGTTACGACATACAATTGTATATACCAGATGATTCTATTGTTTCAGGCGGAACAGTATCTTATACAAAAAAAGGATTTGGACCAGGTGTTAGAGTGACAGATCAACTTTTACGAAATTTAACATCTTTAGATGGTGCAGGTGCTATGAAAACAGCAGAAACAGCTGCTAGTGTTATAAGTGATAGAGTTATCGACATGTTGACTGGTGGATATGCTAATTTCAAATATGGTCGTGCTAGAAATCCAATGGAAGAGATGTTACTAGAAGGTATAGAGTTTAGAACTCATAGTTTTACATTTACATTTTTTCCAAAAAATAAAAGAGAATCAGACGAAGTGAGACAAATTTGTCATGTGTTTAGACGAACTATGTTGCCTTCTACTTATAACTCAATCTTTAGGGGTGGTAAAGATGCAGATGGTAAATACCTAGAGGAAGATACAGCACAACCTTTCTTTAGATACCCACATCAATTTAAATTAGAATGGCGAGGACCAATAGCTAAAAACATTGAGGGATTTTTGCCATGCTTCTTGACAGGTTGTACTATAAAACATAGTGGTTCCGAATTTGGTTATTACGATGACGGAACACCATTATTCACAACTCTAACTTTAGAGTTTCAAGAAAAAGAATTATTGACATATGGTAACTACATCAATAGTGTTGCACCTGAAGTAATGAGGGGTAAAGAATAATGGCAAGTAAATTTTTTGAAAACTTTTCTGAAATCACATATACATTACCTGACGGTAAAACAATTTTTGTAAAAGACTTTTTTAGAAAGGCGAAGATCGAAAGAGAAGCACTAGATAAAATTGTAAATTATACATATGCTGAAATACAAGAAGGTGATAGACCAGATACTTTAGCTACAAGATTATATGGTGATCCTGATTTATACTGGTTATTCTTTTTAGTCAATGACTTTGACAATCATAATAACTGGTACAAGAGTTCATCTGAATTCTTTACTTTCATCGATGAGAAATATCCAGGCAAATATTATATAGCAGAAAATACAACAGACATATGCAATTCAACAAGTAAGTTTTTGGTTGGTGAGCAGTTGGCTAAAAAATATTCTTTTACTGCTAATGCTAATCAAACATTATTCTCTGGTACAGACGATAATGGGTTCACTCTCAGTTATGATGAGACATTTGTTGTTTACAGAAATGGAGTGAAACAGGTTCAAAACGAAAATTACTCAGTTGGTGGGCTCACAGGTGGAAAATACTCTTCAGTTAATTTTATACCTGGAAATGATGCAGCTGATCAGATGCAAGCAGGTGATGTATTAGATGTTTTAGATATAAGAGAAGCATTTATAATTCAAGTAGATCCAACACACAAAAGAATAGCAGTACTTGAAGATGGTTTTTCTTCAGGTGAGTTTATAACTGGATTGAAAAGTCTTCATAGTATGGAAATACAATCTGTTATAGAAATGCGAGATGGTGTTCTTCATTATGTAAATAGCGATGGTATAAAACGAAATACAAACAGCGGTGGATTTACTGCTGTGTCATTCTATGAACATGAACTTGAACATAATGAAGAAAAAAGGAGAATCAAAGTTATAGAACCTAGACTCGCTGATAGTGTAGTAAGAGAATTTGAAAAAATAATGTTATCATGAGAAATAAAGTAGCTAGAGGTGGTGAATTTAAGATAAATTCGTTCACCCTTGTAAATCAGTTTGGTGAATCTATAGACCTATCACGAATAGCAGTAGACTTCAAACTCCATGAATCTATACACGAGCACTTCTGCAGTGGAGAAGTCATAATAAATGATGGCATCAATGTTCTAAAAAACTATAGACTTACTGGTCAAGAAAACATTCGTATATCAATAAGTCAACTCGACAATCAAGGTCAAGTTACAAAAGAAAGTTTCTCTATTGATAAAACATTTAGAGTTTACAGTATAACAGATGTGACCAGAAACCCCAAAAACATGATCGAACAAAACTATAGAATACAGTTTTGTGAACCAAGAGTTTTTTACACCAAGTCAACTAGATTGAGTCAAGTTTTTAGAGGAACATGGAGTAATATATTACAGAAAGGCCTAATAGACAATGGACCTTTCAAAGTATCAGAATTTGATCATTGGGAACCAACACAAAATGATAGAAATCAATATATATGTCCTAATCTATCTTTACAAGAGTTTATAAAAGCCTGTACTAGAAATGCTGACTTGCAGGTAGAAGAAGGCACCTTTTCAAGAAGTATGTTTTTCTATCAAGTTCTAAATGGTGGGTTTAGATTCAAGTCATTTTACAGAATGACACAAGATGAATTTCCAATATCGTTTAGTTACAGACCAAGAGAATATAATGATGTCACACTTATTGGTGCAAATGCTCAAGGTGGTGTCAACAGTGTCATAAAATCTTTTACAAGACCTAGACAGTTCAATACACTTGAAGGATTGACAACAGGTGCTTATTCATCGAATATACAAGTGTATGACCCATTGCTGAAGAACACCTATGTAAATGTATATGATCTAGGTAAAATGTTCAAAGGTAATGAGGGTCATGTATCAGGTTATCCTCTTATTCACTTAGACGATCCTGAAAGTATTTTATCACCAGACGACACAACGGAAAATTCAAAATCACCAACAGTGCGCGCAGCTATTGACCAGGATTTAGCATTGAATAAAAGTTTTTTAGCGAGTACACACAGAGGATTCAATGCTAACCATATTTTTGATAACACTGGTGTAGGTGAACAAGCTAGTTTCAATGGCATTGATGCAAACAACACTGCGATGTTAGAGAGAATGTCATTGATGTCTATATTAAGACAACATGTGACAAAAGTCATTATACCACTTAGAACAGATTTATCGGTAGGTACTATTGTACAACTAAAATTGCCTGTACCAGAATTGCAAAAAGGTAAAGTTATTGAAGATGAAGTGAATGACGATAGATATCTCATCACATCATTGAATGTATTTGGTAATACACAAACTGGAACAGGTGAACTACACTTTGAGTGTGTGAAAGAAAGTTTTGCGAAGAATATTGCTGATGCTAATCCTTTATCTAAAGCAACAACTGGAGGAATTTATAAATGATAGAGATATTTTATGGTGTAGTTGAAGACAGAAATGATCCTCAAAAATTAGGAAGAGTCAGAGTTAGAGTACACCAATTGCATACAGCAAGAAAAGATAAAATAGCAACTGCAGATTTACCATGGTCTCAAGTCATTCTTCCTACAACAACAGCAGCTTTATCTGGTTTTGGTATACAACATGGTCTTGTTGAGGGTTCAACAGTAGCTGTAATTTTTAGAGATGATAACTATCAAGATCCTGTGGTTATTGGATCGACAGCTGGTCACAATTTGCCAAAAGAAATACCCTTAGCTGATACAAATCTTTTTGGTGGTTCAACGACAGGTAAGATTGATCTTAGAAGTGTAGACAGAGGTTTCAATGATCCAAGAAGATTGAAGTATGCTGATTATGACGGCACAGTAGACGGCGTGAAGTCTGTAGCACATAGCAGAAGAATGGATGGTCTAATAGCATCAATTGAAGATTCACCACTAATACCTGAAGCACTGGAAATAAAATATGATGGCAAAGGTTCGAAATACAAAAATCCAAACATTACTGAAGGTGATCTTCCTTACTATCCTTTAGCAGGTTACTATAATCAATCTGATATCTCAGTATTTGCTAAGGGTGAAGCGAAATATGAATTTCTAAACGGTAGTCACATACCTGATACAAAGGCAGACCCACAATATCCTTACAATAAATCATTATTGACTGAATCAGGTCACTTGATAGAGTATGATGATACAAGAGACAAAGAAAGAATATTAGAATATCATAGAACAGGTACTTTCAGAGAAATAACACCTGATGGTAATCGTGTTACTAGAGTTGTGAATGATGATTATGAGGTTGTGTGTGGCAAAAAAGAAGTTACTGTTTGTGGCAATGTAAGAGTCATTGTCAAAGGCAATGCTAATATAGAAGTTTCAGGTAAGACTGATATTGTTTCAGGAAAAGACCTATCTATTATTGCCCCAACAATCAACTTGAACACTGCTCCAACAATCGGCTAAAATGGCACTAACCCTACCAAAAATACCAACTGAAATACCATGTCCTGATGGTGACATATTCAATTTTCCTACGCCAGCTGATCTAACAAATACTCTAACAAAAATTGGCCAATTGCCTTCGAAACTCAGAGCATACATTGCAGAAAAGAGAGATGAATTGACTGATGAAGCAAGAAAAGAAATAGAGGAAGTAATTACAGAAATAGAAAAATGGAAAGATGAGATAGCAGATATTTTATCACCTTACTGGAACAAAGGGCTTGTTACAGAAGAGATACGAAAGAAAATGGAAGAAAAAATTGAAGAGTTGCAAAACTCTTTTGGAGAAGAAAGGCAAAAAATATTAGACGAAATCAATAAACTCTCCATGGATTTCCAGAACAGAGATTGGCAAGCAGAGGCGAGAGAGGCAATTACAGAACTCATACAAGAAATGCATCTGTATATTCCGACAAAGGTTGCAGAACTTATTAGCAAGATAACAAGTTTTAGTTTCAAGGTCAATATTCTAGGCATTGAGATAGATGTTCTTAGAGTGCTTACAAAAGAAGAACAAGACAGAATCAAACTTCAGATATGTGAAAAAATCGATTTCTTTTATGATCAGATGCCAGAGGCATACAAAACTTATGATGGTACATTTGGCGTCAATGATCCTAAAAAAAGATGTCAAGCCATTTGGAGTTATATCAAATCAGAAATACATGATTGGATAACAAATGGTATTTTCAAGTTGTTTCAAAAACTCATAAAAATATTTGATGAAATATGGGATTTATTGGGTCTTCCAAATCTAGGTTCATTATTTACCTTTGATGTAGAAGCATGGATCGAAGCAGCAATTGGAAAACTAAAAACAAAAATAAATGAAATACGCGAAGACTTGAAGAAAGATACTCTTAGTGAACAAGCTAGAAAAAAACTTCTAACAGAACTCAATAATTACAGAGAAGAAGTCTGTATGAGCTTAGAGAATCTCAGTCTTCTAGGTTTCAATGTTTTAGATTTATTAGGTGGCAAAATTGACAGTACAGTAAAAAACTGTGATGATGTCATACAAGCATATATCGAAGCATTTAGAGATTTGAAAATAAATTGGAAAAAGAAACTAATTTTTGATTGGGCTAAAATTGTCAAAAAGTTTTTAGATGCAATAGGACTAG